CCTCCGCGCGCGTGTGGAGAACCCGACGCGGGGCAAGCGCGGCCGCCTCGGCAGTAAAACCCTGTTAGGTGGATGATGGAAGAATCGCTACGCAAGCAGATACTGCGCCGCCATGAAGCGCTGCGCAACGAACGTGCGCCGTGGCTCAAGCATTGGCAGGACGTGAGCAAGCTGGTCATGCCCGCCTCCGGCCGCTTTATCAGCAGCGACCGCAAGCCGGCGAAGTTTAACGACATCTACGACAACACCGCGACGCGGGCGATGCGCACCCTCGCCGCAGGCCTGATGAGCGGCATGACCTCCCCGGCGCGGCCGTGGTTCAAACTCGCCACCCCCGACCCGGAGCTGATGAAGTATCACCCGGTCAAGGTATGGCTGGACGAAGTGGCAAAAATCATCCACACCATCTTTCAACGTTCGAATACCTACGACGCGCTACATATCCTTTACGAGGAGCTGGCGGTGTACGGCACGGCGGCCTCGGTCATCGAAATCGACTACCACAACATCATCCACCACCACCCGCTGACTGCAGGCGAGTATTGCATCGCCACCAACTTCCGCGGCGAGGTGGACACGCTTTACCGCGAGTTCGACAAGACGGTGGCGGAAGTGGTGCGCGAGTTTGGCTATAACAATGTCTCGCAGGCGGTGCGGACGATGTACGACAACGGCGGGCTGGATAACTGGATAACCCTCATCCATGCGATAGAGCCGCGCGAAGTACGCGGTCGGGGCAAGACGGCAAAACAAATGCCGTGGCGCTCGGTCTATCTGGAAAAGAACGCGCCGGAAGGGCAGATATTGCGCGAAAGCGGCTACCCGCGATTCCCCGCCGTCTGCCCGCGCTGGGGCGTATCGGGCGGCCACATCTACGGCATCTCGCCGGGGATGGAAGCGCTCGGCGACATCAAGCAGCTACAGCACCAGCAACTGAGCAAGGCGACGGCGATTGACTACCTCACCAGACCGCCGCTGCAAGTGCCGACCTCCATGAAAAACCAGGACGATGCCTTGCTCCCCGGTGGCATCGTGTACCACGACGCCGGCACGCCGATTACGCCGCTGTGGCAGGTGCAGCTTGACCTGCAACACCTCGCCGCTGACATGCAAGAAGTACGCGGGCGTATCCAAAACGCCTTTTTCTCTGACCTGTTTCTGATGATAAGCAATCAGGACATACGCATGACCGCAACCGAAGTCGCCGAGCGGCACGAAGAGAAAATGCTGATGCTTGGCCCGGTACTGGAGCGACAGAAAACTGAATTGCTAACGCCGCTGATAGACACCACTTTTGACGCTGTGATGCAGGGCGGCATCCTGCCCCCGCCGCCACAGGAATTGCAGGGCGTGGAACTCTCGGTGCGACTAGTCTCCATCCTTGCCCAAGCGCAGCAGGCCATTGCCACCAACAGCATCGACCGCTACACCAACGCGGTAATGAACATGGCGCAGGCGAAGCGGGAAGTCCTCGACCGCCTCGACGCCGACCATTGGGTAGACATCTACGGCGACGCGCTCGGTATCGACCCGCTGCTCATCGTACCGCAGGACAAGGCCGACGAAATCCGCCAGGCACGCGCCGAACAACAGGCGCAGGCCGAACAGCAGGCGCAAATGGCGCAGATGGCGGATGCGGCGCAAAAACTCGGCAACACGCCCGCGGGCGGCGGCAGCGTGCTCGACAACCTGACGGGGTATGGCAATGCTTGAGCCATTTGAAACCCCGGAACAACGGGAGGCGCGCGCCGCCAAACAGCGGGCAGCGCAGGAGCGCGACCTGGAACAACTGAAAAACGACGTGGAAGCGCTGATGGCGACCGGCGCCGGGCGGCGCATCGTCTGGCGGCTGCTCGAATCCACCCACGTTTACCAAACCTGCTACCGCGACAACCCGCTGCAAATGGCGCGGGCGGAAGGGCGGCGGGAAATCGGGCTGATGCTCCTTGATTGGATAACCACCCACACCCCGGAAGACTATTTCACAATGCAACAGGAGGCTCTACATGAGCGAAGAGAACGAAGCGCCCGACAACGGGCAAACCGAAACAGCGGCAGCACCGCCGACTGAATCCACGGCACCGCCAGCGGCAGAACCGCCAACAGCGCCAGCACAACCGGAAACCAACGCCACGGGCGGGGAGAAAGCGCAAGCCGACACCCCGCCCGAACCGTATGCGCTCGACTTTGGCGTGTACGGCGACAACGTGGACGCGGGCGAGGCGGCCTTCCTCTCCAAAATCGCGCAGGAGAGCGGCGCGGATGCGGCGGTGGCATCGAAGCTGGTGCAAGACCTGACCCTGTACGGGCAGGTGAAGCACGACCTGCAAGTAGAAGACTGGGAAGCGGCGAGCCGCGCCGACCCGGAATTTGGCGGCGACAAGCTGGGCGAAAACCTGGCGATTGCCAACCGCGTTTTCGAGGCCTACGACCCGAACGGCACCATCCGCGCCATGCTGGCAGAAACCGGCTACGGCAAAAATCCCGACATCATCCGCTTCATGGTGGCGATTGGCCGCGACCTCTCGCCCGACCGCATGGTTAGTGCAAGTGGCGCAAGCGGATTAGACGCGCGCGCCCAATTTCCCAACACCCCCGGCCTCAACCCATAAGGAGTAAATATGGCTACCCTCAACAAAGACGCCCTCTACCCGACGCTGGCGAGCCTCGCGCAGCAGATGGACAGTAAAGGCAACCTCATCACCGACATCGTCGAAGTTCTTGACGAGACCAACGAAATCCTTGCAGATATGGTTTTCCAACAGGCAAACGGTGACACGCATCACAAAATCGCGGTGCGCAACGGCCTGCCGGAAGCGGCATGGCGCATCCTCTACAAGGGCGTCAAGCCGAGCAAATCCAGTGTTACCCAAGTATCTGAAAGCATGGGTATGTTGGAAGCACGCTCTATGGTAGATACGCGCTTGCTCAAACTGCACAACAATTCCGCAGCCTGGTTGGCTGCCGAGCAACGCCCTTTTATTGAAGCTTTGAACCAGCAGATGGCGGAAACGCTGTGGTACAACGATGGCATCATCAATGATGAACGTTTTATGGGATTTGCGCCGCGCTATAGCTCACTTTCTGCGCCGAACGGCAAAAACATCATTGACGCGGGCGGAACCGGCTCCGACAACGCTTCTATCTGGCTTGTCATTTGGGGCGGGCAAGGCTGCTTTGGCATCTATCCGAAAGGTTCAAAAGCTGGCATTGAAAGCAAAGACATCGGCATCAACACCGTGCAGGACGATGAAGGCGGACGCTTTGAAGTTCATGAGAAGCTATTTATGTGGGATTTGGGGCTGTGTGTGCGCGACTGGCGTCGGGTGGTGCGTATCGCCAATATCGACACCACCAAACTTACCAAAGATCTGAGTACAGGAGCGAACTTGGCTGATTTGATGGCGGATGCGTTAGAAATGGTGCCAGACCTCAACGGTCGTCCGGCCTTCTACATGAACCGCAACCTGCGCCGCATCCTGCGCGGACAAATTGCGGCGTCCGCCAAACACACCATCACCCAGGAGCAGGTCGGCGGCCGCCGCGTCACCAAGTTTGGCGACGGTGACGGCGTACCCGTGCGCATCTCCGATGCCCTGCTCTCAACCGAAGCCCGCGTTGTCTAAGGAGGAAACATGATTATCGACAGCCTGCTCCGCTTCTCCGTCGGCCAAAGCGCTGACGGCGACAGCACCAACACCATCGACTGCGGCGTAAAAACGGCCAACTACGGTATGGCAGACCGTAACCTCTACATCGTCGTTACCGGCAAAGAAGGCTTTGCCGCCGGCGACACCCTTGACGTCGTCCTGCAACACAGCGACGAAGAAGCGGCGAACTTTGCCACCGTGGCACAGACCGGCGCGCAGCCGATGGGCGTTGGGCAACAAATCGCCCTGCCCGTGCCGCTCATCCACAAACGCTATCTGAAGCTGAAATACACCAAGACCGGCACCGGCGGCAAAGTTGATGCGGCCATAGTGGCCGGCCTGCAAATGGCAATCACCCATCCGAAAAATCCGAAGGTGTGGCCATGAAAGTAAAAGCCATCGCCAAAGGCTACTACGGCGGGCAAATCAGAAATATCGGGGACGAGTTTGTCGTCCCCGATGCTCTTTCTGCGGGGTGGTTTGTCACGGTTGCGCCCGATGGGTTGAACCCATTAGAACCTGACAACCACGGCCTCGGCGGCGAGTTGGGCGGGGATGGGTTAAACCCAAACGGCGAAGGGTTGAACCCTGAACCCGTATGGGTTGAACCCACCCCGGAGGAACCCACCCCGGAGGAACCCACCCCGGCGGAAGCCACCCCGGCGGAAGCCACCCCGGAAACCCCGACAAAACCCGGTAAAGGCAAGCGGGAGTAGGCCATGTTCTCGGTGGTGGGCATCTGCAACCTCGCGCTCTCGAACCTCGGCGACCGGGCGACCGTCGTTTCCATCGACCCGCCGGAAGGGAGCGCACAGGCCGAGCATTGCAAAACCTACTGGCCACTCGCCTTGCAGATAGTAATGGAGGCGCACGAGTGGGGCTTTGCGACGAAGCGCGTCAAACCCGCGTTGCTTGCTGATAAAGACCCGGCCTGGGCGTATCACTACGCCATGCCGCATGACGCGCTCAGGGTATTCGCGGTGCTGCCGCCCAATGCGTCGGACGACTACGAGGTAAACGGTCAGGCGGTGACGGCGGATTACCAGATTGAGCGCGCAGACGGACAAATCCACATCCTCACCGACCAGCGTGAGGCGGTGGTGCGTTATCTCGCCAAGGTTGACGACCCGGCGCTATTCCCGGCGACCTTTGTTGCCGCGCTCGCGTGGAAACTAGCGTCAATGCTGGCGGGGCCGGTGCGCAAGTGGGATGCCGGATCGAAAGAAGTGAAGAGTTGCGAGGCTGCTTACGCCAACTATCTGGGGCTCGCCATCAGCCATGACAGCAAGCAACGGAAGGTGCGCCCGCGCGCGCAAACCCCGTGGATACAGGGACGCGCATGAGCAACGCCAAATTCCTGCAACAAGCCTTTGTTGGCGGCGAAATCGCGCCGCAAATGTGGGGGCGCGCCGATGACGTCGGCTATGCCAACGGTCTTGCCCGCTGCCGCAACTGCATCGTGCGCCCGCAGGGCATGGTGGAAAACCGCGCCGGGCTGCGCTTCGTGCATGAGGTGAAAGATTCTGCCAAACGGGTGCGCCTCATCCCCTTCACCTTCAGCGGTGAACAAACGATGGTCATCGAGCTCGGCGACAAGTACGCGCGCTTCCACACCGGCGCGGCGACCATTTACGAGGGCAACGCGCCCTACGAAATCGCCACCCCCTACGCGGCGGAGCACCTGATGGACATCCACCACGTGCAAAGCGCGGATGTGCTGACCCTCGTCCATCCCAAATACCCGCCGCAGGAGTTACGCCGTCTGGGCGTGACCAACTGGAAGCTGGAGCCAATATCCTTCGTGCCGAAATTCGAGCCGCCGACCGAACTCAAGGCGGAAGCGAAGCGCGTGCCGCCGGTATCCGGGGTGCAGCAAATCGACCTCAAATACCGCTACAAAGTGACGGCGGTGAAAGACGGGGTGGAGAGCAAAGAAAGCGCGGAGGTGGAAGTCACCAACGACCTCTATACCCCCGGCAACAGCAACACCCTGACCTGGAAAGCGGTGGATGGTGCCGACCATTACCTCGTGTACAAGCGGCAGTCGGGCATGTTCGGCCTGGCAGGCTATGCCAACGAACCGAGCTTTGAAGACCGCGGTGTCTCGCCGGACATGGCGAAAACGCCGCCGAAATACAAAGACGTCTTCGACAAGGCGGACAACTACCCTTCGGCCGTCTCCTACTTCCAGCAGCGGCGCGTACTGGCAGGCACGGCGGCAGAGCCGCAAAAAGTATGGATGACGCGCAGCGGCACCGAAAGCGACATGAGCTACTCAACGCCCTCGCGCGATGACGACCGGATAGAAGTGCGCGTGGCCGCACGCGAAGCCAGCCCCATCCGCCACATCGTACCGCTGACCAACCTGCTTATCCTCACCGGCTCGGCAGAGTGGAACGTGAACACGCAGAACAGCGACGTGCTCACCAACACGACGATTTCCATTAGCCCGCACAGCTACGTCGGCGCGAACAACGTGCAGCCGGTCATCGTCAATAGCTCGGTCATCTACTGCGCCGCCAGGGGCGGCCACGTACACGAACTTGCCTACTCGCGCGACGCGGGCGGCTTTATTACCGCCGACATCTCGCTGCGCGCGCCGCACCTCTTTGACGGCTACCGCATCGTCGATATGGCCTTTGGCAAAGCGCCGTTGCCGCTGGTGTGGTTTATCAGCAGCGACGGGCGGCTGCTCGCCAACACCTACGTCCCCGAACAGCAGATTGGCGCCTGGCATTGGCACGACACCAACGGCGCCTTTGAATCCTGCGCGGTGGTGGCGGAAGGCGACGAAGACATGCTTTACGTCGCGGTGCGCAGAAACATCAACGGGCAAACCAAGCGCTACATCGAGCGGCTTGAGTCACGCGCCTTCGGCGCACAAGAAAACGCCTTCTTCGTGGATTCCGGCCTGTCCTACAACGGCATGCCGGTGAAAACCCTGAAACAACTCGGCCACCTCGAAGGCAAGACAGTGAGCATCCTCGCCGACGGTGCGGTTCACGTGCCGCAGACCGTGACGAATGGCGAAATCCACCTGCAACACGCGGCGAAAAAAATCCACGTCGGCCTGCCCTACCTGGCCGAACTACAAACCCTGCCGGTGGTGGGCGACATCGACAACGGCAAAGGGCGGGGGCTGACCAAAAACGTGAACAAAGTCTGGCTGGACGTCATCCAGACCTCCGGCATCTGGGCGGGGCCGGAGGAAGGGCGCCTGGTTGAACACAAACAGCGCACCACCGAACCGCTCGGCACACCGCCGCGCCTCAAGACCGGGCAGATTGAAATCATCGTCCGCCCCGACTGGAATGACTACGGCCAAATCCTCATCCAGCAGCGCGACCCGCTGCCGCTCTCCCTCGTCTCACTCACTCTGGAGGTTGCACTATGAACCCGGAAACCTTCGGCTTTGGCATGCAAGGCCTCGGTTACCTGACATCCGCCCTCGGCGCTTACGGCCAGGCAAAAACCGACCGCCTCAACTTCCGCCACCAGCAAATCATGGGCAACTGGCAGACGCGGCTGAACAACGCCTACAACCAATACCAGGCAGACCGGCAATTTGCCGCCGACCAGTTTGCGGCCAAACGCGAGTACCTGCTGGGCAGCTACGAGGCCGAAGCGCTGAGTATGCAGGGGCGATACGACCGCGCCGCGCTCGAACACCAAGAGGCGATGAGCGGTATTAACGCGCAAATCCAGCGCAACAACCTGCAACACCAGGCGGACATCGCGCGGGTTAATGCCAACCTCGCCAACTTTGCCAAGACTGGCGCGCGACACGCGGGCGACCATGCCATCGCCCAATACAGCCTGCGCGCCGGTAACCAAAAAGCATCGGCACGGGCGGCGCTCGCCGCCAACGGCGTTGTGCTGGACGAAGGCAGCGCGCAGGAGCTGATGGACAGCGCCGACCTGATGCGCCATATTGACATCGACACCTTGCGCCAAAACGCGCTGAACGAAGCCTTCGGCCACGAAACACAAATGCTGAACCAGTTGGCGCAGGCGGGCATGGCGGAGGCGAACAAAGCCACCATCCACGGCGAGTACTACGGCAGCCGTGGCGTGCGCACCCAGTACAACGCACCCATGGACATGAGCCCCTACGTCGGCCGCCAGTACGTTACCCCGACCCCGGAAAACCCGGTGTACAACAGCGGCGTCAGTCCCGGCGGCGCGCTGCTCGGCTCACTCCTCGGCAACGCCGGACAATTCGCGCAAAGCTGGTACAGCACCTTTGGCAACCGCAGCGGCGGACAAAGCGGCGGGGGCGGGGTCGAACACCCACGC